GGTGAAGGCTCCCTCTGTGATGCTTTTAGTGAGGACGCTCTCGAGGTGAATTATGTTGGTGTGTCGCATTGGGCTGTTGAGCACGACCTTGTCGCTAATCAAGGTGCTTACCATCGCCTGCTCCATGCTACTCTCACTCCAGTTGAGGACTCTCCCGGTCTCGCTTTCCTTAAGTGGGTTGCTAAAGCTCTGGCTTTCTCAGGCTTCATCCTGGCCGTTACTGCTCTTGTTAACACTGTCATCAAGGGCTACTATACCGCCACCACTACCGTGCCTCAAGCTTATCAGAGCCGCTCCACTGGAAAGACTCCCAAGTTGCACCTCGCTCCCATGCCCGCTGCGACTTTTGCCACCCCTAAGACTGCTCCTCAGACCACTTCTGATGCCAAACCGACTTCTCGTTGGTCCTGGTTGCTCAAGCGAATGGAAACCTCTGTCGTGCCCATACGTACAGACTCTCCGACTGCTAAAATGGAGTGTTCCCTCCTAGGTGCTATCGGCAACATCGCCATCACCGTTAAGCATGTTTTCGCTAAGCAGTACACTCATATTACCCTCGGTGGTCTTCGCGCTGTGACTTTCCCCATTGTCCGCGTGAATAACATTGAGGATGTTCAGAAGAGTGATACCGAAGTGTATGTCGTGCCTGACCCAGTCTATGATGAGGCTATTGTCATCCTTCCTAGCCACTTAGACGCCTTCCCTGACAATCTCCAGTTCTTCGTTGATCAAGACGTTGACTTGGCCACTCTCACAGGTGTTCGTATGGCAATCCGCGACTATTCTCCGATCAAGATGGAGGATGGTGTGCCGGTTAAGGAGGTCCCCGATAAGCTTCACGAATGGCCACTCGGCGACTTCGACTACATCAAGGCCTACGAGTCTCACGGTTCTAATGTTGACGGCATGTATTTCAAGGCCACCAGCGAAACCCCAGACCGCTCTTGTGGTAACTTCTACTACACCACGAATACTCGCGTCGGACGTAACTCGGCGATTATTTGCTCTCTCCATGGTGCCAAATCTGGTGTCTATCCCTACTACTACGGTGTTGGACACCCTATTAGTCGCCAGATGTTCCTCAACGTCATCTCTCGGCTTAAGCCAGGCATCTTCACTGGAGTCGTCGCACCTCAAACGGTTCCAGAACTGGTCCCAACCACTGAGCGCATTGCTCCCCACATCCCAGCACTTGGTTTGCTTCCTGATGGTCGCAAGGTCTTTGCCAATACCAAGACCCAAATCACCGAGAGTCCTGCCTATGATGCTCTCACTGGTGTGGAGTTCACCAATCCTGTCACTAAGGAGAAATTCAAGGCCCCTGCCCCTGGATATGCTCCTGCCAACCTTCGTGACTTCGTGTCTCCTTTTGCTAAAGTCCCGGTGCGCAACTTTGTTCCTACCAAAGCTGCTGCCGCTCGACATAGGCTTGCACTTAAGTTGGTGATGCGGAAGATTGAGCTGTTCGCTGACCCTCGCTTGCTCAAGCCACAAGATGACATCTTCACCATTAAAGAAGCCATCAACGGCATTCCCGAGCTCAATATCCCCGCCCTCGATCCAAGGAAATCCTTCGGTTACATGGCTGAGTACCCTCTCCATACAACCCGTAAGGACGTCCTCATCGGTGAACCTGGCAATTACGATGTCACCCCCGAATTTAAGGTGTTCATCGACGCCATTTGCGCTGCCATCGAGCGTGGTGAAGATATTTACGCTTTCATCGTTGCCATGCTTAAGGACGAGTTGCGTATGCTCGAGATGTTCGGTGCCGATTGGCGCCCCAAGGTTGCCCGTATCATTTCTGGCTATCCCTTCGCTGTGGTCATCGCTGTCCGCCGCTACTCCATGCATCTTCCTGCCATCCTCTTGAGTGGGAAGATCAAAAACGGTTCCTCTTTTGGCACCGACATGCGTGGTCACGATGGTCAAGTGCGTGGTGCCGCGACTGAAACTTATGAGCATTCCGTCAACGGGGATGCCAGGAAGTTCGACGCTTCGAAGTCCTCTACTCTTTCTGGAGCCGGCGAGGAAGAAGCTGCCCTTCTCATTCGCAAGAAGTTCCCCCGCCTCAGCTTGGCCGCATGCCTTGTTGTTGCTCGTTCAGCCCGCATTGGATTCATTGTCGTTGGTGATAAAGTCTACTTTTCTTATCACGGTATGCAATCCGGTCACCCCCTCACCACCTACTTCAACACCAAAGATATGCTCTCTATTATCGTTGGTGCATGGCTTGAAGTCTACCCAAACTTAGACCCTTTCAAGTGTTGCTTCATGCTTGCCTATGGCGATGATGGTGAACTTAAGTCCAATTACCCCAAGTTCACTTTGCCCCACCTCATTCAGTACGCTGCCACTCTTGGTATCACGATCACCTATGTGACTAAGACCGGCGATGTCCCTGACTACACCCCTCCCGATGAGGATTACCACCTCAAGCGTATTCAGTGGAAAGACGAGTATGGTCGTTGGAGAGCTGTTCTCGATCCTGCTGTTCTCTTCCACATCCACGCCTTCGTTCGCGCTAATGATCAGAATCCCAAAGAAGCCTTTCACCAGGTTATCGATTCTTCTCTCCGTGAGTTCGTTGAGATGGGTGAGGAAAATTTTGAAATCGCTAAAGAGATTTTGAATGCTAAGCTCATTGAGAACGGTGTTCGTCCAGTCACCCACACCTATGAAGACCTCTACGCTCACCAATCCGTCGGTTACGGAGGGTCGTTCATTGACCCTAAGTACCGTGTGAGTGGCATTGATCCCGATGCCGAGCCTCAGTCCAAAGAGGAGCCCAAAAGCGGTGGTGCCCCCAAAACCACTGGCGAGAAAGTTGTTTCGACCGTTGTTGAACCTCAGCGTAACACTGAGTCTCAAATTCTTGCTGCTAATGGTGTCCCTGTTAAGGCTGACCCTCAAGCTGGTCTTGGTGATGTTAGAGGCCGCACTAGTGTTGTTGACGCTAATCTCCGATACGTTCATCGTGCAGTCCCCCGCATTGCTAAGAATTCACGTCGGCAATTCTTTAGCTCTCCTAAGCTGGATTCTTACGCAAAGGAGTTGGAGTTGGAGTATCCAATCTATACTGTGGATTGGCTTGCTTCTGCTGTGCGTGGAACTGTTGTCGAGACAATTGATGTGCTTGCTGCTGTGATTGCCATTCCCTTCGTGACAGGTCGCACCAACAAGATTCGCTACCTTGCCTTCGACGCCACCCTCACCTACCGCATAACCAATCCTGGTTTCGCTTGTGGTGGTTTAGTTGCCGTTTGGGCTCCCGCTGGCCATGAGTCTTTCCGTTTCGACCCCTTGAATATGAACAACGCTCCAAACGTTGCCATATCCGCGTCTGCTGAAGCTGCTGTCCTCCAAGACATTTGGTGGACCGCCCCCTCCGACAAGTATGACCTCTTCGACATGTACCCACTTGCCCCCCTCGGTAAAGTGCAATTAATGGTTGATGAGCAAATGCTGTTCACCATGACTGGCACCCCTCCTACTTCGCTCAAGGTTCAGATTTCCATCAAGTTGCGTAACGTCAACCTCGACGGTTACTGTGACACTGACACCTCCTCTGTCTTATCCTACCTTAGGAAGTGGCAGATCCCTGAGTCGTCGTTGGAGAACCACGTTCACATGCGCACTCTCATCTTGAAGAAGAAGTACCGCCGCGATGGTGTTGACCCAAACGCCACCTCTCAGTCCACCCCCGACCCCTTGGAAGGTGTTGAGAAGGCCATTAAAGGTGTCTTTGACATCGGCAGCACAATTGCCGAAATTGGTATCTTTGATAAGCCTATCGCCCCGGCGATGCCGCAGCCTGTCGTGCTCGAAAGCAAGACCGATCACACCTACACGCGTGGTGCTTCACAAGCTCTCACTCTCGCCACTGCGCCCACCGCTTATGTGGGCGGCACTCCTGACGACTACGACGAGATGAACACCAACCCCTCCTGGGATGAAGTGTTTCGCATCCCTGCGATGTCCCGGCGTTTTACCATAACCACCAGCATGACTGACGGTGATAATGTTGACCAAATCATAATGGGCCCAACCACTGCCTATACTGAGAGTGTCACCTCACCGTTCACCTATTACCCTGGCCCTTTCGGTTTCTACGCCTCACGTCATAAGTATGTCGACTGCCGCGAGATAGATGTTGCTTACAAGTTCTTCTCAACTGACAAGCAAAGCTGTCGTGTCCGCATCACTTGGGTCCCACAGTACGGTGCCCCCGGAGCCCCCATTCCCCCAGCTGATGTTGCTAACATCATCACTGCTGATGTGGAGATTAAGGGCGACACTATTTTCCGTCGCAAATACCCAGTCTTCAGACGTGGTCGTATGACGGTTGTGAAACCCCCCCATCTCCAAGGTTCCGCCGGTATGGATTACACTTTTGGTGCTTTCGTCATAGACGTGATCCAGCCCATCAGTGGTAATTCCACTGCCATCGCCAACATTCGTTGCCAACAATACTGGGCCCCATGCAAAGGTACTATCCCTTACGGCCCCGTTGGTCTTCCTGCTAACTACACTGTTGCCTACGTCGCACCCTCTGGCGAAGAAGGTACCAAGCGTGGTAACGCTCGTAAGTACCGCCGTGCTGGTGTCGATGAACTTGCTGAACCGCAGTCTATGCGTGACCTTTTCGGTGATGACGCTGAACCGATTGTTCCTTATCGCGTCCCCCCCCCCACGAAACTCGTCGCCGCTGACACTACCCGTGGCCCAGTTGAATTGATGAAGCGTATGCGTTCTGATAACCTCATATCCGCTAGCGCTTCCCGTATCACTTTTGGTACTGCTTCACCTGAACCCTCCCCCGGTAGTGATTTCGGTGAACTTTGCTCCCCTTGGTCCTACTTCAAGGGTGGCATCGTTTACGCGTTTCGCGCCGCCGTCCCTGGCACTACAGGCTTTTTCCGCATGTTCATGGATGCAGAAATGAGCTTGGCCACTTATACCCCTGGCTACTCGGCCTTCGCTGAGTGTGACCTTAGTAAGAGCCAGATGATGAATGTCACTGTCCCATTTAGTGACTTCACGCCTTACCGCGCCTGGGACAACACGGGGCTCGAAGACAACGATCCTATGTTGTATTCCCTAGTGTATGTTTCGAACCCGCCCGCTACCGCCTCCTTCTACCAAGGCGAGTGCGCTGCCGACGATTTCGGAGTTATTCACTTCCATGCCTGTCCTCCTATCAGGTACACAGCCCCCCCCCCTTTCCGCGCCCCCGGCAAGTCTAAAGTTCTTCCTGGCACTCGTGTCTGGAATGACATTAAGCCTTCTTACCTGGACAGTGACGGAACCCCCATCATTGTTGGGAACT